TGGAGTTATTCTTCCGGGACCGTATAATGAAGCGTGGGTGTTTGATAGTGCAGTGGTCACGCAGGATTTAATGTTGGAGTTCGGAAACAAAACAGGTTTTTTCTGCAAAGCGGTGGAAAATAAAAGCATAGAACGAGATATAAAACGTTTGCAAAACGGATATTTCCGCGGGGTTTTCAAAATTTTAGATATACCGTCGAATGCGCCGAGTCTTAGAGAACTCGGCACATTTTGTTATGACGAAAAAAACGAGATACCCGACGGGCAGGATGATCATACGATTGATGCGGATAAATACGCGACGGCACATTATTATTATGCCTATTTAAACAATTTCGGATAAGGAAGTGAGCACACATGGGATTTCAAATACCAGAATATTTAAAAAGATACTTAGAAAACACAAAATATAGAAAACCATTTGAAAATTTCGTCAATAATTCGACTTATTACGCACAGTTAAATTGGCAATGGATTTCCTATATGGAAACGGTAGTAAGACCGTGTATAGCCTATTCTACGGCGTCAGTAGACGGGGTGTATAATTCTTCGCTTTCCACTTCGACCGGAATGGCATTGGTAAAAGGAGCTACGCGCTTAATCACCGGGGATAAATTGTTTTTCCTGGGGAATGATGAAAGCTGCAAGTTTCTAAGCGATATATGGTCGCCTGGCGTTAACTTCAATAAATTTCTTACGCGGGCAATTTCTTTTATGTTAGCCGGAGGCACTTCGGTAATAAAGTGGAATCAGGATGAAAAAGGCAGGAATACGCTTTCTGCCTTTCGCATTGATAGAACATTAATTTCCACTGACGAAAACGGGGAAGTTACAGACGCGGTTTTCTTTGTCGCGTTGTTATCCACATTAAAAAATCGCGAGCAGCAGTCTACGTATTGGTTGGTGGAAGAAAGAAAATATAACGAAGACGGCAAGCCGGTACTAATTTATAAAGTATTTGTACGCGGTGGAATTGTAAACTCTCCTACGCTTCCTTCCCCCTATGAAATAGGAGCAGAGATAGAAAATCTGCCCAAGAATGTCCAGGAAGAATTGCGGCGTCTAAAAATAACGCGCTTAAATCAAGAAATTATACTGCCTACCTTTGATAGATTGGGTGTATGGCTTTTGAGTCGCACAGCTACCAATTCCTGTGTGCCGGACGCGCCTTTTGGAGATCCTTTATTATACGGCTGCCTGGATTTGTTATGGTCTATCGACGTAGTATTCAGTGGGTCGATGATAGACGTACTAAACGGCGAGGGCAAAATTTTAGTCCCCAAACAATTTTTGCAGGACACTTTAAACCGTTTACAATCGCAATATCCGGGCAAACAGTTCAACGTAACTACGGCAGAACTGCGTGGATACAGCGATGAAAGCTTTGTCTATATCATGCCGAGCGTGATGGATAAGGATAAAATGTCGCCTACACCCATACAATTCGACATTCGAGCGGATCAGTATGGAAAGATGATGGAAATGTACGAACGACTGACCGCCGTCAGAGCCGGATATTCCCCGACGAGTATCTTTCCCTATCTGACGCCGGATAATAGTGTAAAAACCGCAACGGAAGTAACTGCGGAGGAAAATCTGACACGAGCGAGTATTCGAGATACACACAATACCATTTTACCGGTGTTGACAAGAGCGTTAAGAGAGGTGCTGAAACAAGAAGGATTCGTGCCTGACGTGCAGTTACAGCTTGGAGATTATATAGGCAACAAATTGCAATACGACGCCAATATCCGCGATAATTATAGCGCGGGATTATTGCCAAAAGAAATTGCAGTAAAGCAAATTAATAATTTGACAGACGGGGAAACGCAAGAATATCTCGAAAAAATTTCAAGTGACGATGAGTATAAACGATCTCAAAATTTGTTTGGGGATAATTTATTCAATGAAAAAGATTATTACGGAGGAGAGGAATAAATGGAACTAAAAGCCTATGTCCCCGATCCGCTGAACGAACAAGCGAGCGTATTGGTGGACGCGCAGACGGATATAAAAACAGCGATTAAAAAGGGCGTGCTTGGCGGCGCGTCCTTTATCGTTATATCCGCAGAAGTGCGAAGAATTATCTCCCGTGCCATTGCTCGGATTCGTTCTCCTACGTTAAAGCAGGATGCCCGTATCTCGTTGTTGAGATTCTCGGAAAATGTTTATGGTCGACTGCGTAGAGAGTTACCGATGAATGAGAGTCTATTAGTCGCGGTAGCATTACTTACGCGGCGCATTACCGAACGACAAGCCAATGGAATAAAATCGGATTATTTTATTCCTAAAACTCCCCGTGAGATACGGGCTGCCGAGATCGTGAGTAATGCGTCCGAGATACGAATACGAAGTCAAGACAAAGGAATCCCGTTGCAAGAGTTTCATAAAGTCTATATAAATCGCGTTTCAGACGCTCTGGGGCGTTTATCCGACGAAAAAGCCTTAGACCCGAACGACGTGACAGGGCGCAATTCCCTGCGCAATCTCGCTGAAATGCAAGTGCGATATGAGCGTCATCAAGACGAGATTTCAGGGCTGAAAGCTTCGGGCAATCGGTTGGTGGTTTGTTCTGTCCATGCCGACTGTTCGGAGCGATGCGCACCGTTTCAGGGGCGCGTGTATTCGTTAGACGGAACGAGCGGAACGACCGAGGACGGGAGAGCGTTTGTGCCCTTGGAAACGGCGACCGATATTTACTATACGACAAAAGCGGGAAGGACGTACAAGAACGGACTGCTGGGATTTAACTGCCGTCATAAGTTGACGCCATATAAAGCGGGGATGGTGATTCCGTTTGTTTCGGAGGCGGAACGCAAGAAAGAGGACGCGATCACCAAACGGCAAAGAGAAATGGAAAGGGCGGTGATTCATTACCGCGAGGAAGCGTTGGCATATAAGGGCGAGAACGCGCAGCGATATAAAGAAGCGCGAGGAAACGCTGTAAAAATGTATGACGCATACAAGCGCTTTTCCAAAGACAACGGTCGGGCATATTATCCTGACCGAGTAAAAATTTTATAAGAAGCGGAGTGCGATGGCACCCCGCTTTTCTTATGCCTCAAAGGAGGTTTGCATGAAAAAACGTTTCTTGTTTTTTAAAGACAAAAAAAATAAAGAGGAGGTCACAGAAATGACCAAAGACGAAGAAGAGATCAAAAAGGCAAGAGAAGATATTGACCGTAAGGGCAAGGATTCTCAAACGGAACGCGATCGTGAAGACGAAAGCGTGGGTGAACAGGAACGGCGTTCGGGAAATGAAAATTCTCAGGACGCGAAAGCACGCATCGACGAGTCGGAAGGCACGAAACGCTACGATGAAAAACGTGCGGAAGAAAAACGCAGAGAAGACCGCGACGAAAGACGGGACGACAAGAGAGAGGACGAACGGAAAGACGATCGCTTTGATCGTTTGTTGGATTCTATGGAAAGGTTGATCTCGGCAATGGAAAAACGGGAAGAGCGGGCGGGAGATAAACTGGAACGCGCTGCGGGAAAATACGGTATGTCCTCGGGTAGTGCGGGAGAGTCGAAAAAACGCTCCTTTTCCGACGAAGATGTAAAAAAATTATTGGGCTGACAGGAGGTAAAGAAAAATGGCAGCAGTTATTGACACGGAAGGCTTGAGTGATAAAGTATTATACTCTCAGGTCATGACAAATTTAAGAACTGCCTACGATAATTACGGCGTAGGCAACGGCAATTATCCGAACGCCTCGGATATTCTTACCGATCGAATTTTAAACAATATTTGGTTGAAGAATATCCTCGACGCGAGGATTTTTGCGGATGGCATGGGCATAACGTCGAGGACAGGCGTGGAAGGCGCAAGTATAGTGCGTGTGCCTATCATGGCGCCGCCCAGATATTCCATGCGAACCATTACCATCAACGCTTCTTTAAACGGCGTATTGCAAGGCACACCCGGCAACGACGGTTTGGAAAACAGAAACCTTCCCAACGCGATTCAGACGAATGGTATAGATTTACCGTTGAATCAGGTCTATGACGACGCGACGGTGATTTATCAGCTTTCGCAGAATATGGTTTCGCTTCCGCTGGCTGCGGAATACACCTCAATGATTCCGGGAACCGTGGCGAACATGGAGGATTCCACGATTTTGGCAATGCACCTCAAAGGCGCGCTGGCAAGAGCGGCGGGGACGGAAAACAGCAACGTTATCCCCGTCGACCTCACCAATACAGGAGAGGGATATTTACAGCAGGTTATGAACTCTTTAATCGGCGCAATGACCAATCCTCAAACCTCGTGGAGCGAAGGGATCGTTCAGTATCGTTTGGAGGATTCTGTGATCGTAGTCAAACAGTCCTTCTTCAATCTCTTGTTCTCGATTAAGAACGGCGCGCTTGTATCGGCTTCCAATCTTGCGCAGGAAATGCTGCTTGGCGGTGCGTTTACTTACGACGGAAAACCGAAAGGCGGCAATATTCGTGGCCTTTACAGCGGCGTATGGATCAAGGTTGTACCTGATTCCTACTGGCGTCAAGCGGCGGCCTTGGCGGGAATCACGGCTGCTACCTATGCGGAATTTGATAAGATTCAGGGATATATCGCGAACGCAATGGGCTTCGCGTTTGGTCGTGCCGAAGCAACGATTAATCCGATCCCGAATCCGGGCAATGCGGTCGGTACAAAAATTCAAAATCTTTTCCGTTGGGGCGCCGCTATGACCAGAGGCTCCGCTGCGGCTGTAATTGTTTCTACTGCGGATAATTTAAACGACTTTAAGAATCCGATTACTTCCGACGGCTCGATTGTGGCTCCCGACAGCTTCAACGATACGATTAAATCTTATGGGGTGAAAAACGTGGATTACGGCAATGCTTCTAAAATTTGCGTGTATGACAACGCAAATACAACTACCGTTACGCTTACTGTGACGGGTACAGGCAGCGCGGCTATTTCTAACGCTACCTTGGAAATTACGAAGGGCGACGGCAATCCCGTCGGATATGCTAATAATGTCGACGGTACCTATACGTTTGTCTTAGGACGCGGAGATACCGCGACAGTGGGAATTGTAGCGGCTGGCTATCAGGCGGCTACTGTCAATATTACCGCGGCTAATACCGCGGCGGCTACTTATGCCGCTACGCAGGCTCTGACGGCTGCGGCTTCCAAGTAAAGTTTCAAAGGCTTCGTCCGCTGTGCCTTAACAGCGGTACACCAAAAATAAATCAGGAGGACTATATCATGGCTGAAATACCTTCTACGCCGATTATCCCGGCACAGCCTATTTATCCCTACGACGATGAATATATGATTTTTGATAAAGCGACGGGGCGTTATATTTTGACCGAGAAATACCTCATCGAGAAAATGGGGATAGATCTATCGGCGCGTATTAACGAACGCAACGCCGTCACGCCTTCCGCCTTGGTGAATCGTCTATTGCGGCAAGGCTCCAATATGGTGTATAACTATATTCACGCCTTTAATGCTAACAATACTTTTCAAGACCTATTAATAGCAAAACTCCCGTCTTTGCGACCGTTGATTATGGAGGCAATGACGGAGCAGATCTATTATCTGTCCATTGTCGGCGACGTTTCCCGCTCCACGGATGAAACGAAGCGCAGAATGGGTATAGACCAGAACTGTAAAGAGGTCTTGGAACGCACGGTGCCTGAACTGGGCACTACGATACTATTCACGGGGGAGTTAACGCGATGGATTTCCTGGATTTGCTGAATCCCAAAACCGAATACTATTTGACAGGGTATTACTACCCGTATTATCCCAGTACGCCTGAGGACGGACGCGTTACATTTAACTATAAGCAAGTGAATCCGTATTCCCGTGCTTTCGGTACGGTATTAGATAATGTTCGTTTGGACAACGAAACGTATGCTTTGAAAACGAATGAGGACTGCGGATTCAAAATAAAGGGCTTTATTTCCACGCAGGACGGCGCCTTTTGGTCGATTGCGGAGATTGTGCACAACGAACAGATACCGGGCGCAGAGGAGGCTTTGCGCTTCTTTAAAACCGTCGTACAGTCCGAGTATCTAATACGCCTTATCCGGGCAGATAACCCTTGGGAGATAGGTACATGATTTCAAATCAAGAATTTGCCCAATTAGGCGAAGATGCCCTTGTATACATGAAACAGCCTGCGCCGCGAGAAACGGGAAACTTGGAGGATAATGGTATTGTAAAAGCAATGCCTTCTCCACAAGTTTGTATCATTTATGTGGATCAGACTATCGCGCCTTATATGCCCTATACAAATGAAGTTTGGATTGCGCCTCGTTGGAAAGGAGCGAAAAATCCGAATCAAGAATGGTGGAATTATGACTGTGAATTTACAATAAAAAAAATAGCCGATATACTCGGCGGGGAGCTTAGAAGAATATGATTACCTTAGATCAACTTAAAGATAATTACGTAATGCCGCTTTTAAATAGCACACCGTTTAAATTTATGATCTTTACGGACGCGGGAAATTATCGCCATCCCGACAGGAGAAAAAATACCGTTACGGAATACATAAACGGATTGTTTTCTCTTTCTCAATCAGAAGTTCAACGCTTGGGAGGCGGATTAACCGCAGTAGCCCTTGTTACTAATATAAAACTTCTTATTCCTTGCGGCGATAATAGTGATACCAGCTATACGGGGGAGCTTCGGATTGTTCAGCAAATAAGGGATGCGTTGTCGGAGGTGCTTTCTCAAAATGTTAAATTAAGTATTACGTCTGATGGAAAAACGTATGTCGGCGGCGTGTCATATACTTTACCTTCTGCCGAGCTACGCAATCTTCGCCAGGGAATAGGCGATAGTTTGGAGTATAGCTTCTCGATTACTTTTGCGTATCTCGAAAACGCTTTGAACGCCACGGACGTTAAAATTCTCATAGACGGCGCGGAGATTGCATATACAAGCTTTCTCTTAACGCGTAGAATTAATCCTTCGGCAGATCTATATAAGAACTCGACGAACGGCGAAGCGAAAGCCTACGCCGAAAACTCGACCTTTACAATCGATTTGGAAATGCCTGCCTTATCTGATTCTCCGCCTTCACTGACTATATTAAATCATATCCTTGGGATTACTTCGGTTAATACTTCACATACAGTCGTTTTGACCATAGGCGATATAACGACTCAAACGTTTAATATGATGTTTGGAGAATGCTCGGCAAGCGGAGCGGGAGTCAGCAACATAGTATATAAAGTTTCTTTGTTGCCATTTGCCGCACAGGAAGTTATAGGAGGTTAAGATGGCAGCGAATGAATATGTTTTAACCTTGAAAAATGAAACCCAAGAAGGGATAGCACAAGAAGTCGGCGGCGCGGGCGGTATCCAGACAGCGGGAAGCTCCGGCGCTTCGACAGGCGGGGAACAGGCAAGCGGATTGAGTCCGAGTGCAAAAAAGGCTTTGCGCGGCGTTCTGTCTGTATATAAACCTCTTAAATCCACAGCAAATCAGGCGATCTCGTATGAGCTTTCGCAGGTCGAGCTTCGCACAGGCTCCCGCGAACAGCACCAGCGCGCCAGCTTTGCCTACTCTATCGGCTCGCAGTTGGTAAGCGCGGTTGAGAATATCGCACTCGGCGCGGCTTTCGGCGGTTTACCCGGTGCCATTGCAGGATTGGCTTTGAGCGTAGTTTCTACTGCTATTTCCATAAGCCAAACGCAAAATACCTTGAACACAGAACGTCAGCTCGAAGATATTTCCCGTAACCTTGCCGCACAGCGGGTAACCGTTTCAGGCTCTCGGTATATGAACGCTACTCAATTTTAGATAAAAGAAAAAGACGAGTTATCGCTCGTCTTTTTTCAATTGCTCTAATTCTTCTTTAAGAGCTTTGCTTTTTTATATTGATATACTAAATAAGATGTGGAAGAAATAATCAAAACGATATATAGAACTTGTAGAAAGATGGCAGGATAACAATAAAAGTTCTTTACGCTTTGGGCACTGAGGTATCCCTCTTTATAAGAGAGGCAAAAGATATTTTTTTTATCGAAACGAAGATAAGAAGATGAACCAGAAGAAGATGCATTAGCTCTATGTAAAATTACAGCATCATAATTTAACTTTACGTTTGTAGGAGAATTTTTATATTTTGACTTTTTTACATATTGGGAAAATCCATAAGTATATAAAGAGTAAGTGTCATCTTCACCTATTAATGTAAAAGTGTTATCATAAAAGCGTAAAGAGAGTTTCCCTGTACTAGTTTTTGCTGTATATGTCCCTTTAAAAATATCTGTACTCAAAAGCACAATATTTAGGATTATAGAAACAACTAAAACAATTACGGAAATAAGCTTTTTTATTTTCATAAAGATACCTCGTGTATAAATTTTAATATTGATAAATGATTATTCCTTTTTTAAATCGGCTAACTCCTTTTCAAGGGCTTCGATACGTTTTTGTTTCTTGTTTTCTTTATACTCTTTCAGTAGAGAGGTCTTAAAAAATTTCACTTCAAAAAAATTCAGGAATACAATAAATAGAATTTGCATGATAGCGGAAAGAAAAAAACTAATAGCTTCTCGATAATAAGATTGAGCTGCTACGGTGACACCATCAGGAAAAACTCTTACAAGTTGCAAAGCTTGTACTCCTTCATAAAGTGAAAAAACAATAGAAAATAATAGCAACAAATTTAACAGACTTTTAATAATAAGTTTTTTCATAATGTACCTCTGCCCAAATAATATCACAAAAAAAAGTAGCTGTCAATAGACAACTACTATTTTTATACAAAAATTTTCCAAGGAGATTCAAAAATATGAATCAACTCACAGTTACTATCAACGGCACCACTTACGAAAATATCGTGATTCCCTTTAAATTTGAGGAGATTCTCGATGAACAACTTGACTCCGCGACACTGACTCTATCGAGAGTCAACACGGAGGTGTTTAATCCTGACGACCCCGTGGAAGTGATTGTCAATGACGGAGAGAGTACACAAACAAAATATTATCGAATTGCGCAGGATTCCGCCTATGAAACGCCGAACGGGTCAGGATTCTATCGCCATGAACTCTTGTTGATAGAAAATACAAAAGATTTGGAAAACTATATGGTGGAAAGCCTTTGCGTTACCAATGCGAGCGGCAGAGGATATGCAATGATGGACCCGATTCAACAGAATTACGCCGATTTTACGGCAATAAGCTTTTTGTTTTCTGATGATAATAAAACTCCTTTGGCTACAAGAACGCAAATGAGCCTTCCCGATATAGTTCCTTATGAGAATACATCGGGAATTACAGACTACACTCAAACTATTAAAGTATTTCTTACTAATGCATCCGCTTCATCTATTGAAGAAGAAATTTATAGCCATACAACTACTAATCATACAGGAACAGTGCCCGGAACAATAGAAATTTATTCAGGTATTAATATTTTTACTTATACCTATACTGTAAGTTTTACAGCGGGAGGACGTCCTAATACGCTTAATTATAAATCAAGTTTTACCATTTACGGACAGCCGAATTACTACCCGTTAAAACCATGGACGTTAAAAGAAGTAATAGACCGCGCGTTAGAGCTTGCGGAGCCGTTGATATGGGATAAAGAAGCGCAAGAATATGTAAAAGAGCCGAGATTTAAATTCAGATACAAAACCAATGCAGGGTTAGGGAACGCGGAGGAGCGGGCGTTATTCGCGCAGTACTCGCCCGAATTTACTTTTACCCGCTGTACGCTTCGAGAACTGTTACAGGAAATAGGGGGCTTCATACACGCGGAGCCGAGGTTAGATCAATACAATACCGTTTATTTTGACAGATACGGAGAACAGGAGATAGCGACATATTACGATTTCATCAAGAAGGAGCGGCTTGAACTGAATCAATATAACTACACGGGAAAGACCGTTTCCTACGGCATAGAACAAGCGTGTACACGCGTGGATTCCTACGTGGATAACTTGGTCAATCAAATCAGTATCGGAAAAGGAACGGTAGGTCAACCGTATCAGGACGGGTATCAATCCATGCGCACGGATTCTTCGTACATACGCTTCACCGAGTCCAATATGATATTTCCGACAGTGTTTCCAGTGTTACAGCCGATAGCCTTGCGTTGGGTGGATTACAGCGGGATAGCGGGCGCGGCGCAGACGCGGTATGACATTACGCCGTATCTGTTTGAAAAGTCTATCTATGACTCGCAGTTATCGTCGTATACGGACGTATATCCCGCTTCGAAAGCTTTTGCCTTGTATTATACGCAAGGCGAAAAGAATATCGGCGGTTTTTTCTTTAAGGTAGACGATTGGACGGGCGGGGCGTTAAAAAATTACGCTATCGTAAATATTCTGAGAGCGGTTACGGGCAAGAACGATCTGGACATTTCGGATTATACAAAGTTATGTTTTGAGTTAGTGTATATCCCCACGTACTCGGCGCGGGTAGGGCACAGCAAACAATATATCGGGGATTGGCTGAACTACCCGAGGAGCATTGCGCAGAATCAGTCCGCGAATATGGTGGAAACGCAGTACTACGGGGAGAATATCAAAGGTCTTGCGGAACGTTTGGGGACGATAGAAAAGACCTACACGTTTTATATGATGCACCAGTCGAATTTGCCGACGGCGGGCAAGTTATGGGACGATAGCTATTACATATCCACCGTATCTGTCGAAATTTTATCGGACAGATTCAAATGTACGATTGGGCTTTCTAAGAATTTCAACCGAAAATCCAAATATATCGGAGCCAATTCCTACAAAAGAATCTTTGAAGTATCGGAAAGGATGGTGCAGGAAAGACAGTCTATTTACACGGATTATCTGATAATCACTTCCCCGGATACAGTGCCTACCGCCTCTAAAAGAAACGTGTTGATGAATATGACTACGTTTGTGAACATTCGCAATACGTTCTATCAGGCGCTAAGCAGCGACTCGTCCCGCGATAGGGTATCGGCGGTGATAATCCAAGGGGAAACGAAAAACGGAAAAGAGGTATTGCCCAAAGTGATTTTACCCGTGATAGCTTCGGCATTCGGGAACGTAATGGAGTTTTCGTGGGAATTTCAGGACAATTATTCGGCGGGAATGCGGGCAATAGAGGCAAAGAACGGCAGCGCCAGCGGTATGTTCGGGCAGGAGGTGCAATATTGCGATTATTACGGACGAATGTACTATGAAAACTTTAATCTGTATGTAATGGGATCTGTCAATGCGGCAAATCCCTTTTCTTATCCGTTGTACGTGACGGAAACAACGCCCGGAACACAATCCTATGCGGTAGCGGGGACTTACGAAAATTTCCCGATAATTAAACGCAAAGACAGCCGGGAAGCGATCAAAGAAAATTATGGCATCGAGTACGTGACGGATTTGGAAAATATAATCATCGGCTCGGCGTTAGCGGCGAATAATCCTATGGTGTCAGGTGTCAATGCGCAGGCTCGGGCGAAACTGGTGATTTTGCGCAACCGAATCAATAAATTTTCCCGTAAGGTAAATCTATCCACGGGTATTATCACGGGGAACGTACTGGCAGAATACGAATTGGGTGCGGGAAGCGGTGAGTTGAACATGACGATCACGTCTTCGCAGGGCGGTCCCGTATATTTAGCGAGTTTCGGCTTGGAAGCCACCGTGGCAGGAAAAGCCTGGGCATTGGTGACGCCTGTGTATTACGGAGAGCCGTACACGGTAGAGGACGAGGACGGGAACGTTTCCACCATAACGCCCGAATACGGCGGCGAACTATTGATTGGGTGCAATCAGACTATATCCATAGGCGACGTAATAGCGAAGTTTAACATCGTGGGTTGTCACGATGTTTTTGAATATCTGAAAGAAAAGTAAGGAGATAAAAGTATGAATTTTTATGTAGACAGCGGAGGCGTGGTGTTACACGTAGACCCTGAACGGATTTTTCAAGGCTCCGCCAACGCCAATACGATACGGTTTGTAGGCGCGTTTGCTTCAAATTTATCGGTCACGACGGCATTTAAATTGCCGAACGGGGTCTGGACCGTCCCGCAGAAAATGACGTTATCGGCGCAGTTACCGGGAATACAGATGCCGGACGGAACACAGTTTAATACATGGGAATATAAAATCCCCGCGACGGTGACGGAAAACTATGGCGCGGTAAACGTACAATTTTTTGTGTACGGAGATACGGGCGGCACGGGCGGACAGATCGCCTCGGCTATGTCGTCGTTCGAGGTGGAAAAAGGCGTGCCTATCACTTTACCCGATCCGACGGATGATTATAACACGCTCTTGACGCAGATTCTTTCGACTTTATCGCAACTACAAGGATTTTATGATGACTTGAATATCGATCTGGAACAGTTACAAACAAGCGTGAGAGGACTGCAAGGCGAAGTATCAGGGATTCAAACGGATCTGGAACAGGTACATACCGACTTGGGGAATAGGGTGGAAAAAACGACTCTGACGTACTCCCTGTACGGTACGGATAAAAACGGAAATCAGGCGATTATACCCTACGGAACGACGGGCTTGGGGAATTCTATACCACAATATACGGCGGACAGCGAAATAAGAATTCCCGCGTCGCCGACTCAATCTTATTATGCCGCAAATAAAGGTTATGTGGACAAAGGCTTACAAGAGAAATTAGATAAAACAGGCGGTGAGATTCACGGGGATTTGCTTGTCGGTGGAGAGTTGCGGGTGCTGGACGATACGATCATCATAGGAAATTTGACAGTACAGGGGACTACGATCACGGAAGACGCGGAAACGATCATGTCGAAAGCGAACGTAATCGTGACGAACTCGGAAGGCGCGCCGTTGACGCAGTTAAGCGGCATAGGAATCCGAACGAACGCCACGTTGGTTTACGGGATTATGTACGACCCCGGGGACGATACCGTGAAGCTGGGCGAGGGTACGCTGGACGCAAACAATGAATTTACATTCAATCCTGGCGAAGGGACGGCGGTGGCGACGCGTGCGGACAGCACTGTGTGGACAAACGGGCATTTATCTATGTGGAACGCTGCCGAGTACCGATTCGTAGACAGCGGTATTGCGGCGAATAATGTTGTCACCGTGAATACCGCGCAACAGATCACGGGCGCAAAAACATTCGCGCAAGCGGTACGAGTGGGGACGGGGAATGTTTATGCGTCCTACTATACCGGCGGCGTAATCTGGCGGGATTCTAATGGAAATGACCATGCAAACATATTTCCGGCGGGTAGCGGCACGCTTGCTTTGACGAGCGATATTCCCACCGACTACGTGACGGAGAAAGAGTTTTCGAATCTTGCGCAGCAGGTGGAGGATTTGTACGCATTAGGAGAGCAAGGCGGGTTGTTCACCGTCACGACGGTAGAGGATACGTATACCGCAAGGGAAACCGCAGGCGGGAATCTGAATATCGCAGACGGAGTATCAACAATTGTAAAGACGATTGAAGGGAGTACGGTCAAATGTGATAACTTAATACCGTATCCGTATGCGAACACGACAAAGACAGTAAACGGTGTAACGTTTACAGATAATGGAGATGGGACGATTACGGTAAACGGAACGGCAACTGATAAGGCGACTTTTAACTTAAAAACAATTACTGTTGAAATTGGTAGTAATTACTTTTTAAGCGGTTGTCCGTCCACAGGAAGCACCACTACTTATATTGTTTATGCGGCTGACGGAGTATATGGATATGCGGACGCAGGTGCGGGAAAATTGATAAACCCAGCGAGTACTAATTTAAGTTTATCCGTTCTCGTTTATGCAGGTGCGACGCTGAGTAATGTCGTTTTCCGTCCCATGCTTAACGCAGGCACAACCGCTCTTCCATATCAGCCCTATTTCAAAGGCTTGAAAAACGCGTATTTCAAGGAGATTGTTAGTACGGGAAGGAATTTAATCCCGTATCCATACGAGAAAAGCACAAAAACAGAAAATGGCATTACGTTTACCGTAAATTCGGACGGCTCGATTACAGCGAACGGAACGACAACGGTGAATCCAAGTATATTCAACCTTGCGAAAATATCTTTAAAGGCAGGAACTTATGCTTTAAGAAGCTTTGCTAATGTTGAAAATGCAGGTGTCTGCCAATTTTATATTGATATTCCATCCGATCCAAATGACAGAACTGGCAATGGTGTAACCTTCACATTACAAGATGATATTGTAAACAAAAATGTAAATATTATAGTTAACCCTAACCAAACAGTAAATAATCTTATATTTAAGCCCATGCTTCAATTCGGCACTACGGCACAATCCTTCGAGCCTTACAAGCAGTCTGTCCTTTCCCTTCCCGCACCTGTCGAAAATCCCGCATATAACACGCTGGACTTTCAGACGGGAAAGAACATTTCGCAGGGGATAACGAAAGTGTTTGATGGGACAGAAGGTTGGAGTATTTATGTTCCTTCCACTGGGAATGAAGAGGCGGGATATACAGTATTTCGACAAAACATAATTCCCCTTGGAATAAGCGGAAGTATTGAATCTATTTGCAACAAATATCCCTATAAAGCATATGGATATGCTTTATCCACATCAGGACCTTGCCAATCTTTTAGCTCAGAAGGACAAACTTTTTTTATAAAACAAAATCAATATTCGACAATTGACGAATGGAAAGCCTATCTCGCCGCACAATACGCCGCTGGTGATCCTGTAATGGTACGTTACAAAACAGCCGAGGTACAATCCGAAACCGACTTGAACGCTTCTTCTGACCGTTATATTGCCTGGAAAGGCGGAAGTGAAACCATTGTTCAGGGCGAGGTCGATAACAGCGAATACGGCGCGGAGAACACCGTTACGCAGGACTATTTCACAATTACAGGAGGGACGGCAAATGGAAATTAAATCGATTAGAAAGATAAATACGGCAGACTTAAATACTTTATCCGACGACTACACAGCCAAGGCGATTCGGCAGCTGCGGCGCTTAGAATGTTTCGACATAGCGGACAGAGCGGCGTGGTACGACGCTCTGACGGACGAACAAAAGGCAGAAGTGCAGGCATGGCGAAAGGCATGGTTAGACGCGCCCGAAACGGGGATTATCCCGAAAAAGCCTGAATGGATAAAATAAGGAGAAACGATGACAAATTATCAAAATGCAGAAAAATTATTAAAAGTAGCCTATGAAAACATCATAGTGCTGCACCACAATATCATCTCCAAGAATTTTCCTTCCGATCATGAGAACATGGAGAAATACTATAAATTGACATTAGACTGCGCGGACAGTTTGATTGAAAACGGTATCTCCATAGGAATCCCGGAAGTATCTATTGCGGGAGCCTTAGAAGACGTCGAAGCGTTGCCGATTCGCAAATATCCCAAAGTGGAAGCCTATCAACTCGTGCAGGAAATCTTCAATGAGATTATAGTTTTACTGGATGCGGCAAAAAAAGAAGAGGAAGTCCCCGACTACATACGCAACCTGATTGAGGAATGGCAACAGAAATTCGATTTGGAAGCGAATTATAAGATTGCGCACCTCTTAGCCGCAGAAGAATCTACGGAGGGCAGGGAATGAAAGTATATTTGAAATACCGAGGGATAGGCAGGTTTGCAGAGCCTGCCTTTTGTATTGCGGAAAAGTCCTTAGAACTTGATTTTGAGGGGATTAAGGGCTTGTCTGGGGAGTTTGTTTTGCTGTATCGGATAAACTTCCAGTCGGAGAAGAAAATCACGCTACGGGCTTGTAAAACGACGATACCGCTCGAAGAATTAAAAGCGGGACAACTGGACGGAAAGGTGATTCATTGTGTGCGCGGAATCAAGGTGTCCGAGTACGATATAGAGCCGTTGGTGTTAAAAGACATCGACGGCAAATTTTTTGCCCACGGTATGCTGACGGACATAGAAAACACCGTCGCGGGCTTGGTAAAAACCACGCGGGCGCAGAGCGAGGAAATAAAGGAACTCAAAACCGCTTTGGCAGAGGAAATCAAAGCCAAAGAGGAAGTCCTGGCAAAGATGAAAGACTACGCGGATAACGGCGCGGAAGTAACATTTTAATAAAAGGAGAAAATCAAAATGGATAAAATCAATTTCAGAATTCAACGTAACGGTAACCTTAACGATATACTCGTCGAAGATGTGGCGGGACCCGGTAACGGCAGACACAATTATGTGATACGTCGCGCGGACACAGGCGAAAAACTTGCGGATATTCAATTCCAAAAGGGTGCGAGAAAAGAAGAAAACGCCGTGGCGGGTATTTTAGACAGCGACCTTTTAGAGATCGTCCGTCATCGTTTACAGTGTTTTCAGCAGGGCGAATATAAAACCCGCGAGAATGCCTGCGCTCTTACGCACATTGAGGAAGCTCTTATGTGGATGTCGAAGCGTGCAGATGACAGGGCGGAGCGCGGTGTGCTGGGGACGATGAATAAGTAAGGAGGAGCAAAAAAGATGAAAAGAAAAAGAGTATGGAGCGTATTGCTTATAGCGGTACTGGTGGCGTTTTTGGCGGTCTGCGCAGGGTTTATCTTCGGCGGGAATACCTATGCGGCGAGAGCGGAGGAAACGTCTATTGAAAGCCCGCAGGAGAGCGCAGAAGCGCCTGCAAGCGACGATAATTCCGCAGGCGGGGAAACACCCGAGGAGGACATAGGCTTCGATTTAGACGCGTTTTTGGAATGGGTGCAAAAGTACGCGGATGAGGCGGGAATCGGGGACGAATACGCAAAGGCGGTCGAAGCGATTAAAGCCGCCGCTTCCGAAAAGCAGGTGACGATTTCCACCATCGCCTCCGTCGCACTGTTCGTCGTGTTCCTCGTCGATCTGATTTACACAAATGTCAAAAACGGGAAACTCAAAAAGCAGTTGAAAGAGGTATCGAAGAAGTTGGATTTACAGCTTAAAGGCACGAACGGACTGATCGACGAATCGAACGCGAACGGGGAAACGGGACAGTCTACAAAACAGGAAGTGGAAGCGCTGACAAAGGCGGTGTCGCATTTACTGACGGGATTCACGGTGTTGACCGATCGGTTTAATATCGGCGCGGAGAGCAAAGAAGCGGTGAAGCGTGAATTTAACCGTGCGGCGCGGGAGATCGACGGCGAGAGCGTGAAGGAGAAAGCCGATGAAGAAGATAAAGCACTCTAAGGAGTGGTACTACAACGCAAGACTGATCGCGTATTGGGTGGGCATGGCGCTGTGTGTCGTGCCTACCTTGATAGCGGGGATATGGAAATTGCCCGTAATAGCGGTAAAGGACGCGGACAGTACGCTGTCGGGTGTGTTCGTGGTATGCATGGTGTGCGCGGCGCTGCCGCTTTATAAGGCGTTGCTGAAAGTTATAAAGAGTCCGAACGCGGCGGTGATTTGCTGGGTGCTGTTCGCGCTGATGGCGCTTGTCAATTCTATGGAGAAATCCACGATAGAGGGCTTGACGTTCGTCTTTGCGGTCGCGGCAATCGGGAATACGCTCGGAGCAATCTGTTTTAAGTTGTCCAAGGAGTTTGAGGAGCTTTGGCGGCATTGCGGGCAGGTGGAAGTCATGGGCATAAACGAAACTTTGCGAGGTGAGAAGTAATGGATAAACTGCCGGTGGAAGATAAAAACGTACCGAATGTTACCGTGATCAATAAACCGAAAAAGAATACCAACGCGTTTGTGGACGGACTGTTAACTATCATAGACATTATTATTTTTACTGCCTTGATAGCGTCGTATTTGGTGGTGTTCGATATGTCGGGAAGTTTCTCTGTCAAGGAAATCACGTTCAATACGGTATGGTTTGCGGCGGGTACGGTATCGGTGGGGATGCTGACGAAGAAGATTGCCCGGAACAAGGGACGGAGTACGCAGGAGTATGCGGAGGCGGACAAGAAAGCCAACGCAGCGATAGAGAAATTGAGCGGGTCGGAGTACGCGGGACAGGTGCCGGGATATTGCGCAGAGTATACGGATAAAGTGATAAAACGGGAAAGGGCGCAGTATTTGAGCGTCGTGGGCTTGACGGTCACGGACTATGAAAAGCGGTTTATAGGACTGGAAAGGAAGGAGTTGAAAGGACTGGTAACGAACGGGGAAATCAACCGCAAACAGTATCTGGCAATCCGCAGGTGCGATAAAGTGCGCGTGAAAGCGTACGACCCGAATTTCATTCTTTCGTTCAAGAGCGAGATAGACAGCGGGAAGTCGCCGTCGTCCATGTATAACACGGAGCGGGAGGACAGACTCGATACGGCGAAATCGATATTGACGACGCTGGTGTCGTCGGTGTTCGTGTGTTCCCTAGTGTCGGACGTGGTACTGAATCTGTCGAAGGAAGTGATTATAGCGGCGGTGATCAAGATCATCACGATGTTGATTTATATCGCGTTCAAGACCTCGTTCGGCTGGAACATGTCGCGGAAGGAAATCCAGAGAAACGAGCTTCGCGCTTCGGAGGCGGAGGCTTGCGCGAAATGGTGCAGGGAGAATCCGCTCTCCGCGCTTGGCGTACGGGTGGTTCCTATACCCAACGCCAAGCCCGACGACGTAACGACAATGGAATTTTACAAGAATTAAAAATGCGGCTCCATAGAACCGCACAGAAGAAAAAAGAAATTGGGTAGTTTTGGGTAGTTAAAGTATTTTTATTTAAAATTATATATAAATATATATTATATGCAATATATACGCTAAAAATAGTGAATAAATATTATAAGGCAACGGACTCTGACTCCGTCATTCGTAGGTTCAAATCCTGCTACCCCAGCCAATTTTGACCGATTTTGAGGGTTTTTCCCTTGAAATCGGTCTTTTTTTATGTTTGTGGTTAAGTGCTTACTACCCAAAAACGGCTATTTTTTGTATTTTTGGGTAGTAAAATTGGGTAGTAAACCGCTCTCAATATCTTACTTTTCGGGCTTCTAAGAGCTGAGTTTCCTCGGAATAGTGGGAATATACCTGTACGGTAAGGGAAGAATCTATCCCCGAAATTTTATGTCCAGCCCAAAGGCTGACTATCGGAGTAGGCACTCCGCATTCTTGGCAGCGTGTAATAAACGTATGTCTTAAATCGTGGCAGTGGTGATTTGGCATAATCTTATTTACCCACTTTGTCAACATGGAGGGATTTACTGTTTTAACTTCGGAAAGATTTAGCGCGGGAAGGACTTTTTCAAGCATGGGTGTAATAGGAATAGAGCGTTCTTTTAAGGTTGCGCCTTTGCGTTGCTTTGCGGAAACAAGCCGTATCCATTCTCCGTCGATTATTACGCTTGCGAGTTCCGAACGCCGCAAGCCCGTATAAAGCAGGAAAATCAAAGCCCCGAAATAAGACGTCTTTTTAGCTCTCTCGATAAATTCTTTTTCTTCCGCACGAGTGAGCGCCTGTCCGTGTTCCTGCTCGTATTTGGGCAAAACAACGCGCTCCATAGGGCTTTTGGAAATAAGCTCATCCTCTACGGCATAATCGAATGCAGCATTCAAAAGCTGGTAAATCTTTTTTGCCGTTCTATTTTTCCCAGACTCCGAATAACTGTTAATAAATTCCTGCAATTCCTGACGGGAAATATCTTTTATTTTTCTTTCGGAAAACGCGGGACTGATATATGCGATAAAGGTTTGTCTGTAATCCGCGTAAGTAACGGGTTTTACAGAGGGTTTCTTTACGGTTTCCAGCCATTGGCACATATATTCGATAAAACATACGGGAGCTTTCCTTTTCGACGTTTCTACGCCCTCCAAAGCGTTCTCCAAGGCTTGCACGTATAATTCTTTGCAAACGGTGAAATCTTTATGCGTAACTTGGATATTCAACCCATGCGCGCGGGTACGAATCTGATATAATCCGTCTTCGGTCATGCGCGGGCGACCGAATATTCCGTGAACTTTAAAGGCTCTTTTTACATTCTTGGGCATTTTTTTCCATTCCTCCTGAGTGAAATGCAAAACGCCCAATTTCCTTTTTTCTTCTTCTTTTTTCTTTTGCGCTCGGATAAGCGCGCGTTTCTGTTCCTCGGTCAGCGGTTTTCCTTTTGGCTTTGCCGCTTCGATCAGAGCTTCTCCGTCGTTTATATCGACTATTTCTAATTTAATATCGTCGTGTTCCATAATTATAAAGTCATTCTGACTTCAACAACCTTGCCTAAAATCAAGAAGTCCGCGCCTTTCAGTACGGGAATAGGCTCAAATTCGGGATTCTCGGGCATCAAAAAAATGTTGTCGCCGTACATTTTGAACCTTTTGACCGTCTGTTCTCCGTTCAACATAGCCACGACAATATCACCGCAGGTAGCGTAAGGTTGTTTATGCACAATTAAAATACTGTTATCTCTAATTCCCGCGTTTATCATACTATCTCCATGAACACGGAGGGCAAAGTATTCTTCTTTCGGTCTGAAACTGATATAAACATATCCCTCTAAATCTTCCTGGGCTTCGATAGGAACGCCTGCAACAACGCTTCCCAAAAGCGGAATCGGATAAAAATCATTTATTTCAACCTCGTCTTTAATGACGAGGTCTTTTATTTTTACAGCTTTGGGCGTGGTGTCTATACTCGTATGCGTTTCCCGACCTAAAAGGAAATCTACCGATACGTCAAAGAGATTTGAGAGTCGTTGAAGTGATACATTATCAATTTTTACTTTTCCGTTTTCCCAGTAAGAATAGTTATTTTGAGAAATTCCTATAAAATCAGCGACTTGTTGCTGGGTTAAACCTTTACTTTTTCGTGCAGCTTTAAGATTTAGCCTATATTGCTCCATATTAGAACCTCCATATATTATCATTTACATGGATAGTATAAAACATTTTATCAGTAAAATCAATTAAAAAGATATTTTTAGAAAAAATATTGATAAATTACTGATAAAACAGTTGACTTTATCAATTAAACGGGTTATAATATCAGTGTAATAGATAAAAAGGAGGTGGAAGAAGTGTTTGAAGAATTGAGAAAAAAATCTAAACTTACTCAAATGGAACTTGCGCAGAAGTTAAAAGTCAAACAAAATACTATCAGTAATTGGGAAAACGGGAAAGCAAAGCCTGATATTATTATGACGACGAAACTTGCGGAAGTTTTCGGCGTAAGCACCGACGAAGTAATCGCGTGTTTTGTGAAATAGCCCGTGGAGGGAAAGGAGCAAAGATGACACAATCCGAACTGAACGAAATCCTTGAAAAGCATAGGAAATGGCTGAACGATGAAGAAGGTGGGGAAAGGGCAGACCTTAGCGGGGCAAACCTTAGCGGGGCAGACCTTAGTGGGGCAGACCTTAGCGGGGCAAACCTTCGCGGAGCAGACCTTAGCGGAGCAAACCTTAGCTGGGCAGACCTTAGTGGGGCAGACCTTAGCGGGGCAAACCTTAGCGGGGCAAACCTTAGCTGGGCAGACCTTAGTGGGGCAGACCTTAGCTGGGCAGACCTTAGCGGAGCAAACCTTAGCTGGGCAAACCTTAGCGGAGCAAACCTTAGCTGGGCAGACCTTAGTGGGGCAGACCTTAGCGGGGCAAACCTTCGCGGAGCAAACCTTAGCGGAGCAAACCTTAGCTGGGCAAACCTTAGCGGGGCAATATATAACGAAAATACAGCGTTTTTCGCTTTGTGTTGCCCCGAAGAAGGCTCTTTCATCGGCTTCAAAAAAGCAGGTGAAAAAATTATCAAATTGCAGATTCCGAAAAATGCGAAACGCTCGTCCGCGACGACTCGGAAATGCCGTTGCTCGAAAGCGAAAGTACTTTCGATAACAGAGATAGACGGAAGCGACAGCGGCATAACGGAGGTTTGTTCAGACCTTGACGAAAGGTTTATTTACAAAGTAGGCGAAACGGTCAGTGTATCAGACTTCGATGAAAACCGCTGGAACGAGTGTTCGACAGGTATTCATTTCTTTATCACGCGCGACGAAGCGGTGAAGTACAACTAAAAAAGCAGGCGGGAAGCCTGCGGGGAGGAAGGTAATGAAGCCAATATATTATGTAATTTTTGCGATAAACGGATTTACGGTTTTAATTTGGATATGTATATTAATTCGATTGTTTGTCATCAAAATTTCTGGACGCAATAACAGATTTTATGATGGGATGTTTGAACCAAGATACACGGTCAAATTGAAGAGCGAGAGTTTCTCCGTGAGTAAGGACGGAATTAAAGAAAATAACACATCCAAAAGTAAAGGAGAAGGGTTTAAGGACGATAGGAGTGATTAACAGGATTTTATCAGTATCTACTTCGAAATTATCCTGGTTGGCAAACTGTAAAAATTGAGTATCTTGTTTTTCTGTAATGTTTTTACTATGATATACTTTACCGCTTTTAGTTATTAAAGATATACGACTGATTGTTTCGGTTGCAGGAGAAATATTATAAAATTCCACATAAACGTATGAATAATTTTTCTCCTGAGAAAAACAGCAATAAGAGCCTACTGTTATTTTTATTTTAGGTCTATTAGCTCTAAAAGCAAAATAAGCCGCAACGCAAGTTCCGATAGCAGATAAGATAGAAATAATTAAAGCTAAAATATCCATAACCCCACCTCAAATTTATCAGGAGTAAACAAATGAATAAGTTAAAAGCCCGCAGAGAGGCATTAAACCTTACGCAGAAGCAAGTATCAGATAAGTGCGGCATTAAGGAAAGTCAATATCAAGGCTACGAAACAAACAGACATGAGCCAATTGCTTCAACAGCAGTAAAGATTGCAAAAGCCCTTGAAACGACAGTAGAAGCCTTATACAGCGATTAATCTTCTACTTGGAATAATTCCTCGACCGTTGTATGCAAAGCTCGTGCAAGGCGAATGGCAACGCTTACAGTGGGTTCATGTCTTCCGTTTTCATATCCTTGCAAAACAGTATAGTTTGATAGCTGGGCAAGTTCAGCTACTTGCGGTTGTGTCAAGCCTAATGCCTTTCGTTTTTCAGATAAAAAATTTTTCATATTTATTTTCTCCAAACGCTTGACACTATAAATTATTAGTGATATAATACAATCACACTAATAAAATATAGTGTAAGCATAATAAAATTTATAGAGTAACAATTATTATACTATAAATTGTTGGTGAAAGTCAAGCGGAGGTCTTGAAAATGGGAAAGACGGCAGAAGAACGAATGAAAGAAAGGTTGATGAAACGGATAGGCGGGAAGCTGTGCGAGCAAGGGTGGTATTGGCAGGGCGTGCAGTTTACGACATTCGGGTGGCTGGGAATAAGCGGAACGGAAGCGTTTGTGAACTTTTCGGCAAAGCTGAATTCCATAACGGTCAATATCGATATGGAGGAGAAATACAACATATCCGACAAAGACAAAATTTTCACGGGCGAAAATGCGCTGGGAGAAGCGGTAGAGTGGACGGCAGAAATGCTCATTGAGTTGTATAAGACGATAGAGCAAAGGACGAAGCCATATCAGCGAGGACACGAAGACTATTTAAGAGCGTTGAAAGGCGCGTGAGGTGAGCTATGAAGTGGTTAGAAAAGTTGGTCGATAAATGTATCGAGCGGAAGCCTGTTAAGGTTGTAATGAGCAAGGCAGAGCTATTAAGACTTATCGAGGAAGCGGAGCGGGAACAGTTAAAAGGAATTTTTCGGAGGAACGGTTATGACGAAGTTTGAGAAGAAAAATCTTTTGAGAGTGAAGCTGGAAAGTATATTCCGTCGCATGAGAAACGGAGAGCCGTTGAACGATGACGAGAGGTATCTCTTCTTTACGATAGAGGGCTTGAACGGAGCGCAGACAGACGAAGAAGCGATAGAGGAATACCTTTACAGTCTGTTGCTTTTAGAAAGCGAGGTGGTAGCATGAAACTGATGATAGAAGCCGGGAAAGTAGTGTGTACGCTGGACGAAAAGAACGCCGAGTTTTTGCATGACTGCTATCCGAGATTCAGCGGGTATCAAGGAAACAAATTGAAGATGTACGAGAGCGGAACGGAAAGCGATTATGCGCGATTAAAGACGATCGTAGGGTATGCGGAACGGCATGGAGTGGAAGTGTCCGAGGGCGTGTATAAACGCCTTGCAGAGCTGAAAGAGGCGAGTGAAAAGATAGAGCAGGAACGCATAAGGACCGAGAAAGAAAAACGCAGAGAGAAATTCTGGGAAAAATTGAGTACAGAGGGTTGCGGAAATTGCCCTTACAAAAAAGCGATCGCATGGGAAGACGACGGCTACGTACATAAATGCCGTGTGACGGGAGAAGAACTGCGGAAAGAAAACAAGCCTACATACGGCGCAGACGGGATTTATTATCTGTTTCATTGGGTAACCATGCCGAGCGGGAAATGCCCCTATAAAGTGGAAAGGAGGGCAGAATAATGACAATCTACGAAAAGCTGTCGGCGATACAGTCGGAACTGAAAGCGCCGAAAAGTCAATATAACTCATTCGGGAAATATAACTATCGGAATTGTGAGGATATATTGGAGGCGGTCAAACCGTTATGTGCCAAGTACAAGGCAGTAAGCGTGATGGGTGACGAGGTAATCCAAATCGGAGAAAGATATTACATAAAGTCCACAGCGCGGCTGATAGATCTTGAAAGCGACGGAGTGGTAGAAAACACGGCATATGCGCGTGAGGAAGCGGAAAAGAAGGGAATGGACGGAAGTCAGGTAACGGGTGCAAGCTCGTCATACGCGCGGAAATATGCGTTAAACGGGCTGTTCGCGATAGACGATACGAAAGACAGTGACACGACAAATAACGGACAGACGGCACCCAGGGAAGCGACGAAGGCAGAAAAGAAGGTGCAACCTGTCGAAAAAAACGAAGAGTTCAAGCGATTGACGAAAAGCGAGCTTGTGCAGGTGTGCGGAGTGAGCAATGCAGAAGCGACGATAGCCTGGTTCGAAAAGAAATTCGGGATAGCATTTCAGGATTGGGACAAAGACGCAACGGAAGCAGCGCGGGCGAAACTGACGGAACAGAAAGAGAAGCAGGAACGAGGAAAGGCATTGAAAGAGCAAGCGGACGGGGTAGAGCCTCCGTTTTCCATGACGGATTGAAGGAGAGGAGTGAAGAAATGCGAGAAAGTTTTATTTTTTACAAGTCCTACGCCGATCAACTGCGCAAGTTGCCCGACGAACAGTTTGCAACGATTATGAAAGCGATCTTTGATTATGCACTTGAAGGCGCGGAAGGGGAACTCGGAGTGATAGAAAGCGTAATTTTCGGATTGATAAAACCCCAGCTTGACGCGAATAACGTCCGTTACGAAAACGGTAAAAAAGGCGGAAGACCGAAAACCGAAACGGAAGCGAAAGGAAATCAAACCGAAACCAACAATAAACCAAACGAAAACCAAAGCATAACCGAAACGGAAGCAACCGAAACCATCCCGAAACCTAATGAAAATGTAAATGTAAATGTAAATGTAAATGTAAATGAAAAAGAAAAAGAGTACTTACGTACTCAAAAAGAAAAAAGCGACGAAGGCGGGGAAACATTCCCCTTATCAGCCGAAGAAAGCAGCTTGAACGAAAACGCAGGGAAAAAGCGGAAAGAATTTATACCGCCGACGTTAGAGGAAGTAACGGCATATGCGGAAGAGAGAGGGCGGGTAGATTTGGCGAAAAAGTTTTTCGACTACTTCGAGGCGGGAAATTGGCACGACAGCGAAGGCAAGCCCGTGAAAGCGTGGAAGCAGAAGTTTATCACATGGGAAGCGCATCAACCATATCCCGATACGCTCCCGAAGTGCGAAAGCAGGCGGCCGATAAAAAATATTTTGTGAGGCGAACATGGGATTTCGTACATACAACGACATAGAGGATTTCAGAATCGACGAGAGCCAATACTTAAAAACAGGGATAGAAAAGCTGGATAGAGCGATTTTGGGATTAGGTTTAGGACAACTTGTGATCGTGACGGGAACGAGAGCCGGCGGGAAGACGACGCTCACAGGCCAGTTGACGTGTAACTTTATCGACAAGGGCTATTCGGGATTGATCTGCTCTTTCGAAATGGCAAACCCGCGGTTGAAGAATTGGCTGACGTTACAGGCATTAGGTCCCGAACATTTGACGGGATACACGACCTCGACAGGGAAAGAGCTGTTCTACCCGCGAACGAAAGAAGTCAAAAAAGCGGTTGACGATTGGATCAGTGCGAAACTGAAAGTATACGACAACGCGAACTTCGACGCGGAAAAAATCTGTGCGGACATAAGCGAAGAGGTTAAGAAAAATCCGAAGATTAAGTTTGTAATCCTGGATAACCTGATGAAGATCGAGCTGGACGGAATGAGGGACAGTAAGTGGGAGTCCCAAAGCCAGATCGTCAAAAAGCTTCAACATTACGCCCAAAGAAAAAATATCTGTATCATCTTGGTAGCGCATCCGAACAAAGTTAAAACGTTGCCGAGAATCGAGGACGTAGGGGGAAGCGGAGATATAATCAATACAGCCGACACGGTGCTGTTGGTACACCGAGTGACGGAAGATTTCAAAATCCGTGCGGGTGAGTACTTCGGATGGAAAGAAGGGCACCCCGCGCTGGAATATTCAAATATTATCGAGATAGCAAAAGACCGAGAGTTCGGAGATGACGACAGTATGGTAGGTGTATATTTCGATCCGAAGTCCAAGCGATTTTTGAATTATCCTGGGGAAAATATCCGCTACGGCTGGGACGTGAGTCCGACACAAGAGCATATCAGAATCGGAAAAGTGACGTTGACGGAGTTATCGGAGGATCTGGACACACCGTTTTAAAGGGGGCGCTTATGAAAGAATACAGCGTAAAAGACATGAGTGCCGCGATAGAACGGGAGATCCGCAAGAACGACGGGATTTATTTCAGTTATGCTTGGCGGGAGAAGCTCGGGGAGCTTCTGGAAGAAGAAAGCCGATACGCAAAGCTGGTGAACTGGCTGAACGAACAGCTTGAACTTTACGGGGGAACGATAAACACATTCAGCCCCGCGGATTGGTCGGAGGAGTTCGAGGAGAGTTATTTGAAGCAGATTCAGGACTGCGCGGTGATGATACACGCAAGGGATTTGCTGCTGGACAGCCGCTGTTCGGGGCAAATGCGGGAGAAGATAGAGAAATGGCTGTGCCGGCATTTCAAAGTCCGATACAGCGAAGAGTTCGGGGATTATATTTGAGGCGGAGAAAAAATGGATAAAGAAATACAGGAACGCTTGGAAATCTATGCAATGTTTTATAAAGACAAGGCGCGTCAACCGGAGAATAAAGAAAAAGAGCTGTTATACGAAGACTATGCGGCGGGAATCAATCGGGCGATAGCGGAGATCAGGAAAGCCGAAAAGCAAAGGAAGGAAAAGCCATGACGCAGAATGAGGCGGTATTGAGGCATTTGCTGGATAACGGGGGTATTACGAGCCTTGAAGCGATGGAGAGATACGGGATTATGCGGTTAGGAGCGCGGATATACGACTTGAAGAAGCAAGGCTATCCGATAAAGACGTATTTGCGTGTAGGGAAATCTCAGAACGGGGAGAGCATGGTGTATGCGGAATACCGAATGGAAAGGCGAGAGGAAGCGCGGAGGCTGTGGAGATGAAATTCATCGTTGAAGGAAAGCCGCAGGGAAAGGCGCGTGCAAGAACATTTTACAATCGGCGAATGGGAAAAATGCAGAGTATCACGCCTGAGAAAACGAAAAGCTATGAAGATCTGGTGCGTTGGAGCTATCAGGCGTCAGGGGGCGGGTATTACGGGAAAAACCTGTTCGAGGTACATATCAAAGCGGTGTACGAGATTCCCGCGAGGTTTTCCAAAAAGAAGCGGGAGGCGGCGCTGAGAGGCGAGATCAAGCCTTCGGGAAAGCCTGACGTGGATAACATCGCAAAATCAATTTTAGATGCGTTAAACGGGGTCGCCTACTACGATGATAGCGGAGTAATTTCCTTGACGGTCGAAAAGGTATACGGGTATTCCGCCAGAGTTGAAGTGGAATTGAAACTGGTTTAAAGAAAAATGAAACATCTCGGTGATATAACGAAAATAAGCGGTTACGCCGCGCCGTCCGTGGACGTAATAATCGGCGGGAGTCCGTGTCAGGATCTGTCGGTAGCAGGGAAACGCGCGGGATTAAACGGTGTGCGCAGCGGACTGTTTATGGAGCAGATACGGATAATCAAGGAAATGCGGGAGGCGAGCGAGAAAAGTGGAGCAGCTGAAATTAGACCTCGATATATGGTGTGGGAAAACGTACTCGGCGCGTTCAGTTCAAACGACGGAGATGATTTCCGCGTCGTGTTGGAAGAAACGGCAAGAATTGCGGATAAAGGAGCCGTTATTCCTCGACCTGCGAACTGGAAGTGGCGGACTTGCGGGTGTATCATGGGAAACGGGTGGAGTGTTGCTTGGCGAGTACTCGACGCACAGTTTTGGGGAGTGCCCCAGCGTCGCCGTAGAATCGCGCTTGTCGCAGATTTTGGAGGAGAATCCGCACCCGAAATATTATTTGTCCGAAAAAGCTTGCAGGGGCGTGTTACGGCGGGCGGAGAAACGCGGGAAAGAGCTGCCGCCGATACTGAAAGAAGCGTTGGAAAGGCAATCGGGTTTAACTACTTAATGGGCAGTAAGGCGGGAAGCGTGGGCGCGGAAGAAGAACGAAGCGAAACTTTGCGCGCGGGAAGTACAGGAATGGCGGTGTGCTACGATATGAGTCATGCCGACGAAGTAATCAGAGAATGCGGGGAGAATGCTCTGACGTTACAAAACCGAATGGGAACGAGCGGTAATCAAGTGCCGATATGCCTTGACCGAAGTGCCTATAATCAAGGCAAGAATGCAAAATACGCCGTCGGAATAGACGATAAAGGAACAGCGTTTTCTTTGACGTCGAAAGGTCCGGGAGCGGTGTGTTATGCAGTGGGAAACGGACAGAAAAATCAAACGGATTTGCACGAAAAGTCAGGTGCGCTAAACTGTATGCATGACCAGCAAGCCGTAATGAACTCATACGGGATACGTCGTTTAACGCCGTTAGAATGCGAGCGCTTGCAAGGCTATCCCGATAATTGGACGAATATAGGCGAATGGACGGACGACGCGGGAAAGGTACATAAAACGAGCGATGCGGCGCGGTATAAGGCACTGGGTAATTCGATAGCACTGCCGCCGTGGCGGTGGGTAATAAAGCGGCTTTGCGCGTGTTACGAAAGAAACGCGACAATGGCAAGTCTATTTGACGGAATCGGAGGTTTTCCGCTGATCTGGGAAGAACTCAACGGGAAAGGAAGTTGTCTTTGGGCGAGCGAAATTGAGGAGTTCCCGATAGCAGTTACGAAATATCATTTTGGAGTACATAAAAGGAGCGGAGAATACAGTAAAAGAATTTGGAGAGAAGCTGAAAAGTTATATAGTCGGCAACTGCTGTGTAGTGGACGACGACGTGGATAAAATTTATAAAAAGATAAATGAGATTGAAACGGAGGTGTGCGGTGACTAAAAGAGAAGCGGCGATTGTATCGGCTTACACAGGAATGTTAATCGGGAACTTTGCAGATATGCACCAATACATTGAGGAAAAACTGGGCAGATCCGTTTGGACTCATGAATTAGCAGATATAAAAATTCAAGAAGAAATCAAACAAAAATCCAAGGAAGATTTTATCAACATCGAGGTGTGCGATGACTGAACAGGAACAGATTGAAGAAATGGCGAAACTTATAGACGGAAGCGAATGTCCCAGTGAGAAGTGCCCGAAAATGGATAAAGAACAAGTAAAAGCTTTTGGGGCTTGTAACATCCATAGGGCGCAGATACTCTATAACGCAGGCTATCAGAAAGCCGAGGAAGTGCGAAAAGAAACGGCGCGGGAGATATTCGAGTATATAGTTAAAAGCGGTGTGATAAACGTTGCGCCAGATACAATAAAGATGTTTTTCAAAGAGCGATACGGTGTGACGGCGTTCATCGAGGAGGGCGAGGAATGATAGACAAAAAAATTTATTCGGGCTGGGCATTTACCGAAAATTCGACTGAAAAATCCGCAATGAATAAAGAAATTTACAAAGAATTAAGGACAAAATACTCGGTTAAGCGGCTATTCAAGGAAGAAGAATGCGCCCGTGAAGAGGTAATTAATAGTAATGATTTTGTTTTTGAATTAATCAGAACCTATTATGCAAGAACGCGTTACCGTGTTTTGAAATGTCCGAAAGAACTTACTACAACCGAGAAAGCGCTTATAATAGATGACGGTAATCTTCCATTCGGATATTTATCAGAAGAAGAGTACATTGATATTCTTATAGATTAAGTTGTCGGAGGAGAAAAAATGAAAATCTGTAAGAATTTAACGAAAGAAAATCCCGTTGACGAATTTATCTGCTCGGAATGCGGGTTTATGACAGATGATTTTTCCCGAACTGAAATTGATGAAGACATTGATGACGGGATTTGGTATGAGGATAGAACACGCCGCGAATTTGAGATAAAGTATTGCCCGAATTGTGGGGCGAAGGTGGTAGAGGAATGAGCGAGTATAAGAGATTGACGGATAGTAAAACGGCAAAAGCCATGAAAGAAAACGGGAATACTACAAATCCATATTATATCTATCTTGCCGAGTTGGAGGACAAACTCGAAGCTGGGAAGCTGGTAGAGTTGCCGTGCGAGGTGGGAGATACGGTGTATTCGGTAGGATTGGTTTTCAGTGACGGCTATGAATTTGATAAAAAGGGGCATGAAACGCCCGTACATTCTTCGGGGTGGCGAATAATGAAAACAGAAGTTACCGCAAAAAATATTTATAGGATTTGTGACGGGTGCGTAAATAAAAGGGCTTTCCTCACCCGCGAAGCCGCAGAAGCACGGTTGAAAGAATTGGAGGCGATAGAGAAATGAATCGAATACACTTAATCGGAAATTTAACAAGAGATCCGGAGTTCTCGGAAACGGCGGCAGGAGTCGCGGTGTGCAAGTTTTCCATTGCAGTCGGGAGAGCATACGCCGACCAGAACGGGGAAAAGCAAACGGACTTTTTCAATTGCACAGCCTGGCGGCAGACGGCGGATGCGGTAGCGCGGTATACCAAAAAAGGCAACAAAATCGCTGTCATCGGGAGTATGCAGTCGCGCGCTTATGAAGATAGGCAGGGCGTAAAAAAGACAGTGTGGGAAGTGCAGGTATCGGAGATAGAGTTTTTAAGCCCTCACGAAGCGCAGGAGAAGGAAAGTGAGCCTCCGCGAGGAAACACCCGTGGACAAGCGAAAAACGCAAGGAAGCCCGTTTTACAGGCTTTGGACGATGACGACGATATACCGTTTTAGGAGAGAAAAAGAATGACGAGTAAAGAAAAGCGGGAGTATATCAAATTAGCGTTTCGGGATTATATAACGAATAAACGCAGGATTGAACAAATGACAATACCGGGCTTGGGCGGGGTGGATTACTCTCGCCCTTCTGTCGTTTCGGATAACTTTGCCAATGGCACGGAAAATTCCTGTATTCGATACATTGACCGCAAGGAAGCGAATGAGAAAAAGATAGAGATAGTTCGTCGAACGTTAGAGTATTACAAAATCGAAGATAAAAAATACGGTTCGAAGGGCAAGTATCAATACATAATTAATCGGTGGTTTCGGCGTTTCAGTTATCGAAAGACCGCATTGAGATCAAGCATTTCAGAGCGTACGGCAATGTATTGGGAAGAAGAAATCTACTTTACTGCGGAAATGATAGCCGAGGAGTATAATTTGTTTTAAAAAATGGTGCAATTTTATTGCAGTTTTTATCCGTTTTAATATGCTATAATGGTATCGTGGAAAAAGAGAAGAGAAAGCTTTTCCCCGAACAAAAGCCCACCCTGAGGCGTTGCGTATCCCCTTGACGCGGCGCCTTTTTCGCGGGCAAAAGGAGTGGAGGCGTAATGTTAAACACGATAGAGCGGAAGATAAACGAGATAAAGCCGTATAAAGGAAATGCGAAGAAGCATTCGGAGACACAAATAAAGAACGTTGCGGAAAGTATTCGTCAGTTTGGTTTCCGACAGCCGATCGTATTGGATAAAAACAATGTCATCATTATCGGACATTGTAGATATGAAGCGGCAAAGTTATTAAATTTAGAAACAGTGCCATGTAACATAGCCGCCGACCTTTCATCGGATCAAGTAAAAAAGCTGCGAAATCTCGATAATAAATTGAACGAGAGCGAGTGGGATTTTGACCTTTTACGGAACGATATATCCGATTTAGATTTTTCTGATTTTGACATCGATTGGGAAATTCCGGAAAACGAAGCGGATGAATACGAAGAAAAAAAGCGCGAATTTCGTCAACGTATGGAAGCGGGGGAGCTTTCGGAGCACAGTGAAGAATATCAGGAATTTTTGCAAAAATTTGAAGCAAAGAAAACAACAGACGACTGTTACACGCCGGAGAATATTTATGAAACCGTGGCGGATTATGTCGTGAAATATTACGGTGTTCAAAAAAAGATTTTATGCGTCCGTTTGTTCCGAACGGTGATTACAAGAAAGAAAAATATACACCCGCTTCCGTCGTCGTAGATAATCCTCCGTTTTCGATTATCTCCGAAATTTGTAAATGGTATCAAAAAAATAATATAAAATTTTTTCTGTTCGCCCCAACACTTACGATTGCGAGTATAAAATCCGCGCATAAGGTTATTTGCGGAAATACTATCGTTTATGAAAACGGAGCGAACGTGAATACTTCTTTTGTCACGAATATGGATAAATTTGAAATACGAAGCGCACCCGACCTTTATGCGAAGATAGAGGAAGCAAATAACGAAAATCTTAAACAAATGGTAAAAGAACTGCCTGCTTATGAGTATCCGAGCGAAGTCGTTACGTCAAGTACATTTGCTCGGTTTTCAAAATACGGCGTTTCGTTTTCTGTTTTGCCTGAAAGTTGCTGCCGAATATCCGAACTTGACGAACAAAAGAAAGTAAAAAAAGGCATATTCGGTTCCGGGTATTTGATTTCGGACTCCATGGTTGCCGAGAGAAAAGAAGCAGAAAGAAGGGAAGCAGAAAAAAAACGGAATTATACATGGAAATTGTCGGAGCGAGAAAAAGAGATTGTAAAATCGCTGAAATAGACAAAAAAAGGCGGTGAGGATAGATGTCGAAAGCGGGGCGACCGCCCATAGAGATTAAGCAGGAAGATTTTGAAAAATTATGCGGTTTACAATGTCCCTTGGAGGAGATAGCGTCATGGTTCAAATGTTCGGCGGACACGATAGAACGGTGGTGTAAAAAGATTTATGGGATGAATTTTGCGGAGGTCTATAAAAAGCATTCAGCGAGCGGCAAAATTTCTTTAAGAAGGTATCAATTTAATTTAGCAAAAACGAACGCTTCAATGGCAATTTGGCTTGGGAAGCAGATGTTGGGACAGAAAGAACCTAAGGAAAACGAACTGACGGTCGGAGATAACGATTTCAAAGTCGTGTTATCAATAGAGGACATGAGCGGAGGAGAAGATGGAGATTAAAAGCATTGTGCCCAAGCCGTTTTCTCCGTTGCTTTCGCCTGCTGTGCGTAAGATCGTAGAAGAAAGCGGCAGAACGTCGGGGAAGTCTACGACCAATGAAACCGTGGCTGTATGTAAAATGATGGAAAGCAGGAAGAACAACATTTGGTATTGCCGCGCAGAAAAAGGGGATATAAGAACGTCGGTGTTCAGTTCTTTTTTGGCAACGATTCAATCGTTGGGAGTAGAGAGATACTTTCAATATAAATTAAACCCTATGGAAGCGATTTGCACACTGACGGGCGCTAAATGCTATTTCGGAGGGATAAACGGCAAGACGCGGGATGATCTGAATACTACGAAGGGATTTGTGCCGCAGGATAGAAGTTTGGCTATGTTCATCTTAGACGAAGCGAACGAGGCTAAGAGTTATCAACATATCCGTGCGGCAGAAACGACGGCGAATAAATTTTTAAAACCTGATGGAAAGATTATTTATGCTTACAATCCTCCCCCAAATCTTGGGCATTGGGCACATAGCTATTTTGGAAAGATGGTCGAGGACGGGGCGAAACGGATCTATACGACGTATAAAGACATTTATAAGCTGTTAAATTCTGCTACTATCGATGAGATACTGACGATGAAGCGGGACAATCCGCAGCAGTTCAAATATTGGTATTTAGGACAGAAAATCAGCCTTGAAGGATTAGTGCTTTATACGTTCAATCGAGAGCGAAACTTAATTTCATTAGATGCGTTTAAAACGGCTGTAAATCGTAACGGATACCAGCCGTTGTATATCATTTACGGAGTAGACAGCGGGGTAGTGAAAGATCCGACTGCCGTTTGTGCGTGGGGGATTTTCCCTGATGGGAATCTGATTAAACTATCAACGTTCTATCTCGATCCAAAAAAGGCGGGAGAGCCGATACCGAATACGATGCAAGTTTCGGAAATGGTGCGTTGGTATAACGACTTCTATGCGGAAATGGGGAGCTATGGAGTTATTCTTCCGGGACCGTATAATGAAGCGTGGGTGTTTGATAGTGCAGTGGTCACGCAGGATTTAATGTTGGAGTTCGGAAACAAAACAGGTTT